AAATGGAGCTAGAAACATTTACTTAAAAAATATAGGCTTAGATGAGAGTCTTTAAACAAAGAAATTCGCCAAAAGTAAATTTACATTAACTTGTGAATTTTGCGAATTTAGTCATCTGTATCTCTAAACATATTATAACTATTCATTCCAATAGTTGTAATATTTTTAAAATCAATTTTTAGCATGAAATGCTTTAGGGTTTCATCGCACAATGATTAACAACGGCATAGTAAATAGGTGTTACAATAATGAAACCAAGTAACGCAAATTGTGCCAAAGACATAAAATAATAACAAATTCCGTGCCTCATTTTATAATCACCATTCACCAAATTAGCAAAAGTAGTTCTTACAGAATACTCATTTCCCTCATAATATTCTCTACCTGCGATTAATGTAAATTTTCTATCAAAAATCTTTTTAATTCTATTTTCTAACCCTCTTGGATCTTCAACTTCCTGAATATTTAGATAACGCGTTCCTTTTCTATAACCCTTATTAATTCTATCAAGTGTATTCTTTCCAGACATTCCAATTTTAAACCGCTTTGTACCAAGTAATTCACACGGTTGAACTAAATATATCATACCTACCATTATTATAAGATATCACTAAATTTTTTAAGTAAAAAAACAACTCCATTAGACAACGTGTTAGCAATTTATACACAAAAATACGCAACCAAATTAATGCCACAAACATGAGTGCCAGAGAAAAAAGACGTTTTAGTAAAGGAAGTCCACCAAATGGTACAATGACATGGACCTCAAATTCAGAAACAATGGCTGAAGCAAGAGCTTTGATGAGATGGTACAATAGGAATCAGTAAACTACTTAGCTAACCAGAAAGTCTCCCCAGCCAATAACCACTTGTAAATGTAAAGAAAAATATAATTAGGTATTTAACTGAAATTTTTTTATCAAAAAATCTTTCTTGATTATTTTTATTTACATCATCAGAAACCGATAATGTAATCTTCTTTTTCTCCTTCTTCTTATTATTATTAAAAAACAACTTAGCTACACTTATCAAATCAGAAGTTGTTACACCATTATTTACAGGCGATGGATAATTAATATTATTATTAATTGTTACTGGTCCAACAGGTTGATGAGATTCTCTTTGTTTATTATTTATATTTTCTTCATTGCTTCTATTGTTTCTATTGTTTCTATTGTTTTCATTGTTTTCATTGTTTTCATTGTTTTCATTGTTTTTATTGTTTTTATTGTTTTTATTGTTTTTATAATCATATTCTTTTTTTTTAGTCAAAAATGGTGGAGGAGGTGGAACAAAAGGTTCGTTATTATGGATGAGTCTATTTACTGATTTATTTATAATCTCTTTTGCTTTTTTACTTTTAGAACCGTTGGCTGTTTCTATTTTTAATCCGATACTCGATTCCAATTTTTTTCTAAAAGAATCATTTAATTTTAATTTCCCAACTTTGTTAGTACTCTTACTCATTATTTATAATATGTAAAAAAGTTTTTAAGATTCTTTTTTATCCTCGTGATGTTGAGAATAAGGAATATGAAAAATACCATCATAATATTCTTCCATTAGTACAACAATTTCTTGAATTATTTCATCTTCTTCTTTTTGAGATATAGAAACGATTCCTTTTTTGAAGGTTGTTACAGTTTTCTTTTTTTTTGGCATGATATAAGTATGATTTCAAAACTCCTTCACTTTTTTTGTTCACTTTTTTTCTATAAAAGTTTATATGGTCAATACTGACACAAATAAGGATTTCCCAACATTATACATATCGACTGAAGACGGAAAAACAAGATTTTGGAAAATATGGATATCAAACAATAAAAATAAAAATGAAGCAACAATCCACACAGAATATGGTATCGTAGGTGGCAAAGTTGTTAAACCAAAACCAAAAATTATAGCACACAAAGGTATCATAACATCTCTCGAAAAAGCGATGACCCTTGTCAAATCTAAACATAAAGAAAGAATCAAAAAAGGTTATTCAACAGACAAACACACAAAAGTCAAAAAAACAGATGTTGTTCTTCCAATGGGATCCCACAAAATTGAAGACCATAAACACAGAATAATATACCCAGCAATTGTACAAAAAAAATTAGATGGATACCGTTGTATAGCTCACACAACAGCAACAGGAGAAGTTGAGTTACTTACAAGAAGAGGAAGAGAATATTACCACTTGGAGAATATCAGAGAGGAGATCGCTAAAATTAAAGAGATACAAGAAAATCATGGATTGTATCTTGATGGAGAGCTTTATAATCATAATTTATTATTGCGTGATATAGGGAGTATTGTGAGGAAACAACATGTTAATAAAAATGACATGGAAAGAATGAAATTAGTCAATTTTTATGTTTTCGATATGTTTGATGTTAGTAATAAAGAGTTGACTTTTGAAGAAAGATACGATTTTTTGAAGAAAGTGTTTAAGAAATACAAATTTAAATATTTAGAATTAGTTAAATGCTACCCTGTTAAAAATTATGGAGAGATTGAGAAATATTATGAAAAATTTATAAGTGAAGGTTTCGAAGGTGTTGTTGTTAAAAATTTAAGTGGAGTTTATGAATATAACAAAAAATCTTATAATGTTTTGAGAACAAAGGAGTTTAAGAAAGGCGAATTTAAAATTGTTGGAGCTAAAGAGGGAACTGGTTCTCAGAAAGGTGCCGTTATTTGGCAAATTGAATGTTCTGATAGGGAAGGGAAAACTTTCTGGGGGAATCCTGTGGGGAGTATTGAGGAGAGGAGAAAACTTTACAAAAATCATAAGAAATATTTGGGAAAATGTGCTGTTGTAAAGTTTTGGGAATTGGATAAAGATGGTTGTGTTGTTAGAAATCCTGTTGTAGAGACTATTTTAGAATAAATGGTCTACATTTGGTCGAGAAAATTTTATGAACTATTTTTTGTAAGTTTTGACATAATGGCATTTTCATGTTGTTTTATTTTGGATAAAACTGAGTCTTTTTGTTGATTAATCTTCATGATGATGTCAATTCCAACTTTTTTAAGATTTTTGACATTATTTTCTGCCATTTGTTGTTCCAATTGTTGTATTTGACTTTTTAATTCTTCTATTGATTGTCCTTCAATTGATTGTTTTTGGTTTGCTTGTTCTATTTGTCTAGGTTGTTCAGATTGAATAGTTCTATTGATTCTTTGATTTGATTCTAATTGGTTTACTCTGTTTTGTAATCCCCTGTTTTTTCTTCTGAGATTTCTCATTTGTTTTTCGAGTAGACAAACTCTTCCTAAAAGTTTATTTACATTATATGATAAATTTGAGTCAGATGACATGACTATATAATGTAAATAAATATTATTTTTTGTTTTTTATTATGTAAGAAGCCCCGATCCAGATCCTAGTAAATTGTTTCCTATAAATAGATTAATTGTACCAGCATTATTAATAACAGTAAAAATATTTCCATTTCCAGAAGGATCTCCTATTGCGAATAAAACAGTTCCAGCGGCGTTTGCTTGAACTGGAGATGTTTTTGCAGAATGACCACCTAAAATTTGGTAACCAGTCGATGTAGTATTATTTCTTCCACCAATAATAACAGAATGTGATGTTGAGGATGCTATATTATTAGATACTCCCCCACCAACAAACGAATAACCAGAAGAACCATTTATAATATTTTGATCTCCACCACAAATAACTGAAAATCCACTATCGACTGTGTTACTTCGTCCACCAGAAATGACATCATAATTATTATCACAAGTATTATTTATACCACCTCCAATAAAAGAGTATTGACCATCTACATTATTTGTTGCTCCCCCAGAAATAACACCATATATACCACTCGTTGTATTTCTACTTCCACCACCGATAGTAGAACTATTGTTTAAAATTGTATTTGAAAATCCACCTGATATAACAGAACTTGCACCATTACAAGTATGGCTTTGTCCACCAGAAATAACAGATCTATTTCCATTTATTTCACTATCCCATCCGCCAGAAATAATAGAGTTGTTCCCAGAAATGGTTGATGATCTTCCATTTACAACACAAGAATAATTACCCACAATATTACTTGACGATCCGGAAAATATTGATGAATGTGACCCAGTGATATTTGTTGATGTACCAACACCAATCATATTATGATTTCCAATTACAGTGCCATTGTTTCCACCAACAATAACAGAATTTGTACCATTCAAACTATTGCTTTCTCCACCACTTATAACAGAATAATCACCATCAACATCATTCATATTACCACCAGCAACCGATGAATAACTTCCAGATACACTATTACCCATTACCCTTGTAACTCTTCCAAAATATTTTGTTCCAGTTCTAATCCTTAATTCTTTATTAAGAGTTTTCTCAAATCTTGAAACAGTGTTACTTAATTCATTATCCAAAATACTTCCTAATTCTCTATTATTAACATTTGTATATGGAGAAACAATAAATGATCCATCTTCTCTGAAAGTTTCCGACAAAAATTCATTAATTGCGTCAACATCAGCACTGCTTGAATTATTGACTCTGCGATTTACTCGCCTAATACGTTGACTTAACCTTTTTGTACATCCAATAAGTCTGTTAACATTTAATACTGTATTTGTATCAGACATATATATATATATATTGTTAAGTTTTTATTCAGAATGAGTGTAAATAAATATTAAATTTTGTTTTTTTTTATTATGTGAAAAATCCTGTACCAGTACCAATTGGAGTATCACCTATCCACAAAACAGGATTTCCATTATTTAATGTAATGGTGAAAGCATTACCAGTTGCACCTGGTTCTCCAATTGCAAATAGAACTCTATCAGCAGGTCTTGTAGATGTTGATGATCCAACAGATGCGTTACCACCTAAAATTTGATATGGTTCTGTTGTTGTATTACTTGATCCTCCCAAAATAGCTGTCCAACTAGAGGTTGTTGCATTATTTTCTCCTCCACAAATAACTGAATCAATCGAATTATCTGTTAGAATTTTATTATCTCTACCACCTCCAATTGCACTATAAATACCTTGATTAATATTATTTGACCCACCACAAATTAACGAATGTCCACCATTTATTGTATTACTTTGTCCTCCACCTATAAATGAATCATCACCAACACTGCTATTAGATCTTCCACCACAAATTGTTGAATAACTTGCATTACCACTCATACTATTGGATTCACCCCCACCAATAATGGAATATGAACAAGTTGATGCTATATTATTTGCGTTACCTCCACCAATAATTGTATTATTTGCACCGTTTATTGTATTATTTTGACCACCACAAATAATTGCATAATCAGCACTATTTACTGTATTATTTTTTCCACAACCAATAGAACTCCATGTTCCTGAAATAGTATTAGATTGACCACCACAAATAGAATTATGACCACCTCCTGGTTTTATTCTGTGATCACTACCTCCAGAAATTACAGAATGATTGGATTGATTAATTGTATTATTTTGACCACCACCTATAATTGAATAATTTCCTCTATCATTTGTATTACTTAATCCTCCAGAAATTATGGAATATATTCCTGTAATATTATTATTTTCTCCTCCAACAATTGACGAATAACTATTTTCTATATCATTTGTATTACCTCCTAAAATTGCAGAGTATTCAGAACCAGCACCGACACTGTTATTATTTCCTCCACCAATTGACGAAAAACTACTTGCTATTGAATTATTTATTCCACACATAATAGATGAGTAAGCAGAATTATCAGTTATTTCATTAGTATAACCACTGATAATGACTGAATAATCACCATTCAAGTCACATGTATAACCACAACCAATTAATGAATGTGATCCAACAATTTGATTCGCTTCACCACCAACAAATGAATAATCACCGTTAATAAGACATCTTTGTCCATTACCTATCAAAGAATATGATCCTTCTACTCCGCAAGAATTTCCACTAACAATGGCAGATCTACGAGTATGAACTGTATTATTTTGACCTCCACAAATTAAATCATAATTTCCATTTGTTGTATTTCCAGTTCCTCCAGAAATTACAGAATGATTGGATTGATTAATTGTGTTAGATTGACCACCACAAATAGAATTATAACCGCCTCCTGGTTTTATTCTGTGACCACCACCTCCAGAAATTACAGAATGATTGGATTGATTAATTGTGTTATTTATACCACAACCAATTGATGAAAAATTACTTGCTATCGAATTGTTTATTCCACATATAATTGAACAATCAGGACCCTGAATTATATTATTTTTTCCTGCTCCAATAAATGAATCTGCAGAAGTAATTATACTATTACTTCCACTTACAATGCTAGATCTGTTTCCATTTATTGTGGAATCTATACATGAACCAATAAATGATCTATTTGATGATATTTCATTATTTTCTCCACTAACAATTGCTGAATAACTTCCTGTCAAGTTATTATCACTACCACCACTTATAACAGAATAATTTCCATCAATATCATTCATATTACCTCCAGCAACAGATGAATAACTTCCAGATACACTATTACCCATTATCCTTGTAACTCTTCCGAAATATTTTGTTCCAGTTCTAATCCTTAATTCTTTATTAAGAGTTTTCTCAAATCTTGAAACAGTGTTACTTAATTCATTATCCAAAATACTTCCTAATTCTCTATTATTAACATTTGTATAT